ACATGTAAATATTTGCTTCACTAGTTCCAGTTCCCAAAGGAACGTATAACTTATCATTTAATTTTGCACCGATTCGATATCCTTGTGTAAGAGATGATGGGGCAACATTAATTGAGTTAAATCCAAAAAGATAAAGGTGACTTGAGATACCAACTTGAGTTGTAAGTCCTACGTTTAAAGATAACCACTCAATGTTATCTTCAACAGAAGAAACTGATCTTGGTGTGACTATAGAGGTAATAAAAGCTTTATTATCCTTATCAAATGCTTCTTTTTTAAATCCAGAAGAATTTAATGAAATTTGACCAAAGTTTGAGTTTGAGTTTGTAATTGATGCATCACCACCAGTTTCTGCATCAAAATGCTTATTAAATCCAATTGCAAATACAGAAACAATTTGAATGAAAGCATCATTTGTAATTTTAATATGACTTGTTTCCCATCCTTGACGATAGATAGCGTCTGGATCTAAATGATAAACTCTATTTGTATCTGTTTGAGATGCTCCATTTGGAAGATCTCCACCAGAAACAGTAGTGTAATCAATTTTTTCATAAGATCTAGAAGATTTATTATATTTTGCAAAGGCACGATCATCCTTTTGAAGAGATACTGCAGTAAATTGTGCAACAACGGTGCTTCTAAATCCTGATGCTTTGCTACCATCAGCATGAAGACCATTCATACCCCAGACAGAGCGTAATGAACAGTTAAAAATGTAAGGGGATGCGCCAGATACAGTATCAGTCTCAACTGTTACTGTCGCTCCGGCAGCACTTGGACTTGGAATTGTAGGAACTGTTGAAAGAAGGTAAGTAAATGATGTTGAACTTAAAACAGATTGAACAGTTGTTGAAACATTATAAACCCCTACACCAACTCCTTTAACTTTAATTGGAGTACCTACGTTTAAACCATGCTCTGTTGTGGTTGTAACTGTAACACGTGCGTCTGCAACACTGCCATTACCAGAAAATATTGAAGCAATTGTAATTGGATCTGAAGCAAAAGCACCGACAATTTGAAACTCTGGATCTCTCTTTGCAAAACCAAGAGGATTCGTTGGATATTTATCTTCTGCTTTAATTTCACGATATGCATTATAAGCATTTGAGACTTTGCTATAATACATATCAAGATCGGTGAGACCTGTTGCAGTTCCACCAGCACCACCAATAGGCAATGTAATATTATTTACACCATCACAAAATTCAAAACAAGTTACTTTATGGTGTGAAAAATTAGGTGTTGAGCGATAGATTGATGAAAAATCATCTGGATTTGTATATACCGTGCTACTTGCATCTGCATCAAAAATAGAAAATTGCCAAAAATAACAAGCACCAGTAATTCTAAAAATTGCAGATTTAGATACAGTATCATCTGTTGGATTTGGAACATATTTTGGACGAATTTTGGTCTTTCTTAAATCAAGACCAACAATAGAAGTTCCTCTTGGAACAACAACACCACCATACCAACTATTAAACTTATAAAGAATATTATCTTCTTGTGCAAGATCAAAGTTTGAATTTAATCCAAGTGAAAAAACATTTGTAGCAGTATCTTGACCACCAGATCGATTGACTGCTTTTGCTCCACTGTTATTATAAACTGCATATCCAGGTCTATTATCAATTAAATGCTCACCGGGAAATAGTAAAATTGTGGTTTTTTCTACTAAATCATTATTATCTCCAGCAATATATGAGAATCTTGCCGCTTCTAATAATGCTCTTTGTATTGTTTTGAAAGGGCGAGCAAGAGAATTACCTTGATTCTCAATACTATCAGTTGAATCAAGATCATTTGGATTGACGTAAAGAATACGACCTTCTGTATTCTTGATAAAATTGTCAAGTTTATTCAGACCCATTTTTATTGATTTTAACTCTTATTATCTTCTATTTAGTTAGTCAAATCTTCCTCATCATACTCATATTCTATCTCTTCTGGCATATCTTCAGGATTTTCTAACTCAACTGGAAAGAGACAGGGGTGTGCCTCCTCATCAATCAAGTAGAAAGAACTTCTATATAAATCGTCTGGTTCAAATGTGCGATTCTTATCTGCTTCTCTGCACAAATCTTGATCGTATAAGTGTCCCTCTGGCAACTCATCGAAGGTAAATGGAACAGAGTTGATAAAATACATCTTCACAATCATACTGCCGTCATTGTACCAGCAGTATGCAGAATCTATACGATAAGACATAGGGGTTTTCCCATATCTTATATTTATTTTTAGTAGGAGCGGCGAGACTTGAACTCGCATAGCCGAAGCCGACGGATTTTCTTACCACTACGACTTTCGCCGCCTCATAGAGTTTGTGGTCTGGACTATACCTTCACCATATCTTGTGATTTAGGTGCTCCCCGTCTAGTCTCTACACCTTCATCTTTCGATGCTTGGCTCGGTATTGCCATTTTACAGGTTTCACCGAATTTGAGGAGTTACACTCATGAGGTTTCCCAAATGAGGCTCAATTTTACATAAGTCCGTTGTGTCTACCAATTCCACCACGCTCCCGTGATGTGAGACCATTATAACTCAAAGAGTTGTAGTGGTCAAGTGCAGGTTGTGGGGATCGAACCCACCTTAGCCGAATTATGAGTTCGGTGCTTTCAACCAGAGAGCTAAACCTGCACGATGGGAACAGCGGGAGTTGAACCCGCGCTAAGCACTTATAAGGTGCCCGCTCTAACCATTAAGCTATGCTCCCATAAAAAACTCAGAGTATCACTGAGCTTCGTTGTTTAATTCAGTGTGTATTCGTATCAGATCGTCGTCTGCGGGCATCATTACTGCTGCCTTTCCATTCTCATCCACAATACCTAAAGTTTCTCCATTTTCAACTCGTCCCATCAGTTCATCAAACCTCTCTTGAAACTCTTCCACTGTGAAAATTTCCATTTCCGATATTTATATTATAGCATCACTCGCCATAAACTGCAAGGTCTGCGTATTCAATTTGATCGGGTTCAAGATTAGCAGTGACAACTTCAAGGACGTTCATAAACTCTTGAACAGTATCACATTCTACCAGACGCTCGTTGCCTTGATCACTCAGGAGCAAGAAGGTACGACTGCATACATCAATTACAATGCCCTGTACGGTCTCTTGTGCAGTGCTCATGGGGTGTTCCGTTGATTACCCCCATATTATAGGGGGTCTTGGTGCTGGTGTCAAGAGGTCTTTAAGAGTAATTTTTAATTACACCAATGGACCCAACGATTCTTGTGTTTTCTTCTTGAAGATCTTTAATTGTAAAATTCTGCCCATATCTCTCAAACTCATATTCTCTTCTTTCAGTTTTAATTTGATTTGAGCTAGTAATTAAACTTGTTAGTTCACTTCTTAAAGATACAATTTGCGATTGCTTTGATGTTATAGATGATGCGTGTGAGACGCAAACTGAAGATGTACAAGGTATTCTGTAACAAGAAGACAAGTTACCATATAAACTTCCGATTCCAGACTGTGTAGAATCATTTTGTGTGTAAACTAACCACGTACCTATACCTACATTTGATGTGACCAAAAATGTGCTAGTACTATCAAAAGGATCTTCACCGTTATAAGTTGGTGAGGACATATTTTCACTATAAACTCTTACAACATCAGGAAAAACAGTTGAAACGCCAAGCATATGCATTTTGTGAAAGAGATACTATTTCCGTTTGAAGAACAACTATTGATGCTGCAATAGAAACTATCTTTTTATCAATGTTTGTACAAGGGGGTGAAAATGATTCGATGCTTTCTTGCGATTCTCCTTTACTCTCATTGAGGAAAGAGATTGCATCCGTATTTGCAGATAATTTTTCACTTAATATTTCACTTAGAAATTTCATTTATTTTCTCCTTCAGTTCTTCAATTTGTTTTTGTTGTTCTTTAATTGCTTCAATTAAAAGACCGACAATGTTTCCATATTGGACACCTTTGTATCCATCAGGATTTTCTCCAACAACTTCTGGTATGATTTGTTCAACTTCTTGTGCAATAACTCCAATTTGTGGTTGTTTAGTTTCTTTAAAGTCAAAAGATACTCCACGAAGAGCAGAAACTTTATCTAGTGCATTTTCAATTGTATGAACATTTTCTTTGAGTCGTATGTCGGAAGTTGGGAGTTTCTTACCTAATGCAAGTTCTGCTTCTAGATCCTTACCATTAATTCTAACCTTTCCAAAAAAATTAGTTCTACCAATAACGGTTAATCTTCCAGATATGTAACTTAGTCCAAATAGATAAACTCCAGAAAAATTCAGAATTTTTCCCCTAGTTCCTATAATATTTGGAGGTGCTTTTAAATTAAATGGATTTTTAAGCATCCATAAATTTCCACAAACAGCTTGCTCACCAAGAATTAAAGAATTACTTTGTCCTATTAACTGCCCAGTGACTTTTACATTTTGATTAAAAGTGCTATTATCGTGATAAAATTTTTCTTTACCTTTTTCAGGAAGAGTTGGAAATCCAATTAAACTGAATAAAGTATTTACTACTGACATTAACCTACTCCTACAATTGCTTTAATTGCGCCAATTACATTTAATCCACCAACAAACACATCAGTAATATATTCATTTCCTACAGGTGAGAGTGAGAATGCTCTCTTTCCAAAAGAGTCAAGAATAGCATTACCAGTCAGTGCTACTTGATCTATTTTGTTTGCTTTCATAATAATGCGACCAGATCCTGATATTGCATTAATATTTCTACCCGCTTTTAAATCTAAATCTTCTACTGCCTCAATCATAATAGTTTTTCCTTTGATCTTCACTGTACCATTACTCATTGCAGTGATACAAATATCTCCACCCATTCCAGTGAGACAAATATCAACATTTCCCTCAGATCCTGTATTTCCAGCGACGATTTCAATTCCTTTATCATTTAAAATCTTATAAGACCCTGTTTCAGTAAAAGTCTGCAAATGAACATCATTATCATTTGTATAAGCATACATGTGATAAACAGATGTTCCATCCATTCCCATTAAGGGATCATTTGTAGTAATTCTAAATTTTGGTCCTACACTAATATAATCTCTTGCTTCGTAATTTCTATGAGTCATTTTATGTTGGACAATCTATTGATGTTTGAATACCTACTTTATCTCTAATTGTTTGTTGAGATATTGTACCAAGAATTGGTTTCAAGATAGCACCAAATCCAGTGTCTGAGTTAACTGTAATTACAGGAATATCAGAAACCTCCAAAATATTTAGAGGTGTTGCCGAAAGTATTCTACCATTATCAACTGTTAAACTATAAGTATTTCCAAGATTATCGGTTGCAGTATCATTGTTAGAGTATTCTAATCCAGCAGTTTGTACTATAACATCAGTAACACCATAAGCATCTTGATTTTGCACTAATGGATATCCTTCACCAGAAGATAGCATATAAATTGCAGTTACTTCTCCAGCATCATTGATTACTGCTCTACCTTTTGCACCATATCCTAATCCACAACTATCACTAAATTCAACAAAGGGTGGAAACCGATATCCAGAACCAGGATTTGTAACTACAGATCCAATAATACTTGCAGTCTGTGTTACATTATTGATTGCATTTATGAGTGGATTTCTAGCACCAAGAATGGCAATTGCTGTTGCTCCAGATCCTCCTCCACCAAAAATGTTAATTGTAGGAGAACCACAAGTCGCTGGGAATGTTGGAATACACTCACCCAATCCGTTGACAGCATCCTGTAAGATATCGTTTGAGAATACATCTGCAATTCCTGCAACACCTTCAACTGCAGAAGTTACATCTCCAACAACACTACCAATAGTGTTTGCAATATCAAAAATACTATTAAATGATTCTAGAGGATCTATACTACTCTTTGGACCAACTCCAACTACCCATTCTTTAGTTCCATCACACTTATTATTGCTTTGATTACAGTCAAAGAGACCACCAGATCCACTAAATAAATCTTTTGCACTTTTAATAAAATCAACAACACTAAAAACACCACCCAATAAAGCAGAAATACCATCTAAAGCAGAAGATAATCCATCAGCAATCGCATCGGTAATTGTATTAATAAGAGATCCGATGAATTGCTCTGCTATACAAGTTACAAATCTTTCAACATTTTCGAGAAGTGATTCAAGTAACTGAATAATCAAATCTTTAAGACCCTCAACAATTGCATTTGCGACACAAGAAAGTGCTTCTTCTAGAACTTTAATCGGAATTACAAAAACTTCATTAGACTTATATCCTGCAGTATGTGCTGCTGCTGGACTACCAGTTGCAGCAAGAACTGACCCATAAACACTAATATACAGTGCTTGTAATGCTTTTGGAATAATTCCTGGATTTTTCTCATCACCAACTAGATACTCATAAATTATATTAAAAATTTCACCAACTAACCAGTTGACTGCACCTTTAATTACCTCAGCAGTATTTTGAATTGCCTGTTTAAAATCAGAAATTTTTCCTTGGGCATCTTGTATATCTTTAAGTAAATTATCAACTTCGGATTTTACTGTTTTAATTGTTGTATCTTCACAAGTATCGGCAAATACAACTTTTTTTCCAATACCACTATAAGCAGATATTTCTTTTAATCTTGCTGCTACTTCTGGAGGAACTGCTCTTGGACTTTTTTGAGATTGCTCTGTTGCTTCATTTGATTCATCAGATTCTATTCTACCAGTTCCTTTTGGACTTTTTACTCTAGATGTGTGTCCAGTAAAAGGAGTAAAAGGATTTTTATATTCGGCAGTTGACCAATCACTTGTATGACCAAGTGTTCCCATAATAACTGGGATTTGTGCATTATCACCATCCATGAAAAATCCAATGACCATATCGCCAGGTCTTATTTTTGGATTTACTGCATACTTTGCTGCACCACTTCCAGTAGTAGTTGGGAACATAACCTGCGCCCATGGAAGATCATCATTTGATAATTCAGAAACGTCTAAAGGATGGTATCCTATAATTCTAACTTTGTATCTGTATCCCCATCCACCACCATTTGCTTGCTCTTCCCACGATTCTACCGGTGCAATTTGACCTAACCACCAACGAAAACCGTCTCTACCAATAAAATGACTTTGAAGTAATGATTGATCTAACATTTACGTTTTTCTTGCCTCTACATTGACTCCAAATGTATCACGAATGAGTTTCATAGATGTATATGAATTCTCAACATCAAAATGATGACATAGTTCTTTAATCATATATAGACCACTTGTTTCAGGGTCAAATTCTTTTGCATTTGATTGAGTGATTTTTGGAAAGTTGCATTCAATGATATCACCAGCTTTTAGATTTGTATTTGACGGTACAACAATATTAACAACCTGAGTAAACAATGTGTTATATCTCATGAGTGATTGTGATTGATAATCTATTGGATCTGCATTTAGATTTTTAGATACATCTTTTTCCATTGTTCCAACATCTAAAATTCCAGTGATAATTCTAGTTGGAATATCTCCAAGAGTTTGACTTGAATTATTATCTAATCTTGGAAGATTAAATGATTTTCTTCCAAGATTACTTGTTTTTCGATCATAATTACTTTGTTTGAATACTTCTTTACCTGGAGATGTGATTGTTCCATTTAATGGATTAAAGAAAATTCTATAATTTGCATAAGTTCCTAAACGAAGTTTTTCAAGTAAATTTTGATTTTTATCAACATAGTAATTCAAAATTTTAAAATCATTATTTACTTTTTTATCATTCTCATCATAAGATGTTTGAGATTCTGTATAAGTATAAGTTGCTTTTGGACTTTGTTTCATTAGTTCATCAAGAGATCTAAATTGAAACCCATCTTGAGTTTGATAGAAGACAAAACCAGCAGTAGCACTTCCAGAACTTTCAGGAACTGCTTTTGATGCTAACCAAACTAAAACTGTAAATGGTTTTCTTAGATTGCCAATGAAACCATATTTGTTAGATGAAGGATTTATTGTTCCTAATTTATTTGTTTTTAATGTATCCCTTAAAATTGCCGATACAGAATCACTAATTCTTAAAGAAGTTGGAAATTTTTTAGAAACTCTTACTGTTTCATTCGTGATTGCTTCTCTTGATACTAAATGCAAAGTAAATGTTTCTCTGTTTGTTTCAGATATTACATCAGTGATGCTTGAAACATAAAAATAGTCATCTGCTTTCTTAGAAAAATTTAATCCTGGATTTGTTGCTGAGTTGCCAGCGATATTTAAAGAAACCCTTTCTCCCCCACGAAGAGGAAGACCATTATAAATTGACTGCTTATCCCCACTTTTACCATCTGCTGGTGTGATAACATTTCCATTATCAATGACTTTAAGTTTTGCAGTGATTGTTGGTGAAAAAATATCTTCATAATACTCAAATAAAATAGCACCAGTTATTAGATCAATCGTTCTTGATCCGTCATTTGATTCTAAAATAAGTTCATTGTATAAGGACTTTTTAATTGACATTATAGATACGCCAGATCGAGCAAGAGTTTGTTCTTAATAAAATTATTTAACAGTTTAAATTCGGTGATTGTTGGAGTAACTGTAGGTTGTTGAGATGGGTATGATACTTGTGGTGCTTGTGCCTGTGGTTGTGTATCATCAATGAATATTATTTGTGATCCTTTTCTTTCGGGAGTCATTGCCGCTGGTTGTCCCATTCGTGAAGATGGGAAAGAAATTTGTGCGGGTGGAGTACTAGGTTGTGATGTTATTGCTCCAGGTTTAGCATATTTTAAAGGGTGTCTTTTTAACCAGGATCCTGGATCTTCAAAAGAAGTAAACTGCCCATTACTTTGTGGAGGATTATTTGAGATTTCCCAGTGTAAATGTGGTCCAGTTGATTCACCTGTGCTTCCAACATAACCCATCAAAGTTCCCTGATTAATAACTTGTCCAACACTTACAGAAGGACGATTTCTCATATGACCAAAGAAATGATATGCACCATACATATCATCTTGCCAAACAACCCAGTTTCCGTAACCAGCAGAAGATGCAGTTCCATCTATACCAATATGAGTTACTTTTCCAGGAAAATATGCATATAAAGGAGTTCCACTAGCAGCAGCAATATCATATCCTTTATGTTGTTTTCCCCATCTCATTCCTTTTCCTGAGGTTATTGTTGCTCCAGAACCAGGTTTAAATGGACTATATGGAACACTTAAAGGTTTATTACCCATTGATGCACCACTTGTTCCAGTTACAGGTGTAAAACTTGTTGCTAAAGGAGTTTGTGGAGTAACCGATGGTTTTTGTGGTTGTCCTGATGAAGGTTTAAAGTTTTTAATAAATTGATTGTGTTTTCTTCTCCGTTCAGCATAAACTCCTTTAGATGGATTCTCCCATTGTATCATCCAGTCATCTGCCGCCTCTTCTGGAGTATTAAACTGTTTTCTTAAATATAATGGAGTATTTGGATCATTCTTTATTGCAAAATCAACTTGTCCTTTCCAATTAGTTTTATAATCAGGAACTGCTTTTAAAAATGCGTTTTTTCTTGACGGAAAAGAATATTGAAATAATCCAACACCAGATTTTGTCCCACCTTTTTCAGTAACTCCAATTTGAAATCCACTTTCTCCTTGTATATTTGCCAAAATACCAAGTGCATGAATATGGGGCACTCCCAACTGTCTTAAATATGAATAAACTGCCTGAGGACTTACTGTTCCACTACTAGCAGTATCTTCTTCAGGAAACATAGTATCAGGTCTTTCTTCATCAAGAGCAGGTGCTTGTTCTCCGGTTTCTACAGATTCATTAAGTGGTGTGGTAAAAAGTCTGAATGTTTCTGTAATTTCATCACCTAAACCTTGAACTGCAAGATTAAGTTCATCAAAAGATTGTGCAACACTTCCCTCACTAAACGAATTAAAATCAAGTGTAATAATTGCATTGAATGAATTCTCTAAAACAGATCCAAATGATTTGATAATATTTTGCATATTACCGACCATATTATACATCGTTCTACCAAATATCTGAATTCTAGTTACAAACTCTTGACCCATAAAAATCCAAGTCGGTAGATTTTCTACAATCCATCCAGCAGTTATAAATCCTAAAAATCCAACCAATCTCCCTAAAGGTCCCTTATCACTTCTCCCTGCAAAGGCAAGTCCTCTTGAAGGAGATGTTGATACTCTAGAAGATTCTAACTGATCCTCAATTTCTTGTCTTTTTGCTGCTTCTCTTCTTCTAGATTCAATAAGTTGAGTATTTGCAAATAATTCTCTTTTAACTCTAGTATTTGTCGCAATAATTTTAGAGATATTACTAACAGAATCATTAACAGAAGAAACACTTCTCTTTGTTTCAAACAAAGATTTAGAAATATTGGTAATATTAATTGATGATGTTCTAAGTGAATCTGATATTGATGCCATCTTATGTTACCACATTATAATTTAACTGAGAATATAAAACATAAAAATTATCAGGATTTGCAGAGTTAATCAAAGGAACATCAGATAATGCTCCACTTGTCAATGGAACATTTGCTTGTTGATTAGCATTATTTGATGATTTAATCATTGTTATTGATGGTTGTGGTTCTGGCAACTGACCAACCTGTGTTGGTGGTTTTGCAGGTGGTGTAACTTCTGCTGGAGATGCTACAACAGCATCTGGCAATCTCATTTCGGACCAATTGTATCCTTTAGATGCTGCCCAAGATTTTGCTTGTTGCTTTTCTTCTGGAGTCATTTTACTCCATGCATCTTCAATTCTCCCTCTTGCAAAGGGATTATTTCTATATTGCCATGCCTGTTCAAATTTTGAAACCATTTCTGGACTTGGAGCAGATGGCATCATGGTAGTTTGTGGTTGCACTGCAGCAGGAGCAGGTGCTGGTGCGGCCGCAGGTGCAGGTTCTGCTGCTGGTTTTGGAGATTCTTTTGGTTTTTCTTCTGCTGCTGGTTTTAGAGATTCTTTAGGCTTTTCTTCTGTTAAAATACTAGTATTTGTTTCAGTTTTTCCAAAAAACTTATCATAAATTTCTTTTCCAAACGTTTGACCTGGACCATATGCAAGAGCACCAGAAATAAGTCCTGTTCCTGGAATAGGTATTAAAGATCCTAAACCAAAAGCGGCAGCAGAAGTAATCATACCGCTCGTGGCACCTGCAACTGCTCTGGCAGGATTTTCTCCTCCAGCAATGTCAAGTCCTGTCATCAATGCACCAATTGCAATATTACTTCTTACATTAAGACCACTACCAGGTTTTGGTCCAGCAGGTTTTGGTACAGCAGGCTTTGTATCGCCAATACGAGGGAGTAATGCTGCTGCAATTGCTAAAGGTTTTGCAATTAATAATCTTGTTAATCCAAAAGCAATTCTACCAATTGTATTTTTAACAATCGAAAATCCTGCACGAATTGCTAGTAAACCACCACCAATGATTGCAAGATTTTTAATAATATTAAATTTAATATTATTAAAGAGACTTGTATTCTTATCTTCAGATGCTTGTATTGCTTGGACAACTTGATTTGTTAACCAACCACCAAATAAAATTCCAAGTGCAGCACCAATTCTACCAAAGACATCATCTACCTTTGGAGTTAATTTCTGAACTGGAGTAACAAGAGCATTTTGTATCTTTTGCTCTAATTCATTCTCTTTACCAATTCTAACTTGTTGTTCTGCTAATCTTCTTTCTTTCTCTTGTTCTGCTCTTGTTCTAGATATTTCTTCAGCATTATCTTGTTGGAGAAGTGTTGCAATGCTTGCAAGACCTGTTCCTAACTTACCAATATCAGATCTTAATGCTTGAATATTAGAATTAAATCCTAAGAGTGCTTGCTCTTGAGACTGAATCACTCTAACATTCTGGTTATCAATTTCTCTTTTTCTATTTTCAGATTCTATTAATTGATTTCTGAAAACAGATTGATCAATTATTGATTTCTTTAAAAGTGCATTTCTAACTTCTTGAGACAGAGGAGATCCCGTGCCTGGATCTATTCCAGATCTACCAACTTTTTCGGGATCTAACTCAGCCATTTGTGTTGTTCTTTAAGTTTTCTTCTTCAATATATTGTTTGAGAAGAGCAATATAAACTTCCCTTTCCCAAGGTATAAGATTTTCTATTTCTGTCAATGAATATTTATGGTGTTGAACAAGAGAAAAGTTAGTTTTATAATATGACTCAAGATTTTCATGAGCCATTCCTAAGCGAAAAAACTTGATAAATCTTCCTGTAATACTTCACTCTCAACTCCAGTATTTGGATTCTTGACTTTAAGTGTATGAGAAAGTTTAGGCATCGTTGCAAAAAACTTTTCAACTTCTTTGAATTGCTTTGAACTTAACTGATCAATAAATTCAGAAAGTTCTTTTGCTGTGCAATCAGATGCTGACCAAGATTCTTCTTCATTATAAACTTGTTCCACACAAGACATAATCAAATCAAAAGTATCATCAACACTCATGTTAAAGTCATTTCCAAAGTTTGTTTTGATAAACTCTTTCATTGATGGATACTTCATTCTAAGAGTTAGATTAGAATCTAATTTAATATCTCTAGAATGTTCTTCATTTACACTAATTTTAATATCATCAAGATTAATGCTGATTGGAACTTGTGTTTGACCATCATCAGGACAAGTAATTAAAACATCAACATTTTCACCAACAGACTTTCCACGAATATTAAGAAACAAATATTCAATATCAAAGGTTGCAAGTTGATCAACCTTAATTCCTTTTGTTAAAATACAATTGCTAATGACATTTTTAACAGCATCAGCAATTTGTTTTGAGTCTTCACTCTCCATTGCAATAATCAAGATCTTTTCTTCTTTTACAAGAAAAGGGCGATATTTGATTTCTTTTTTAAGAGATGGAATTTCTAAACTATAAGACGGAGTTACAACAGTGGGTAATGGCATATTCACCTACAAATCAGATAAAATTATTTATCTATACTTTTGCAGATCCGTCCCGTAAAGAGACTCATATAAAGTTTGACCAGCAGGTAACAATTCTACACCATTTGAAGGAATAGATCCAGGAGATCTTGGAACTAATCTTGGTTTTGGATCTCTTTGTGGTTGTTGTGGAGGTTGCCCGACTTCGTTATTATTATCAATATTCTCAAAAATATCTTTACTATAAGATTTACCAACTACATAACGCTCAATTTTAAATGTTGCTTGCATAGACATCACGTTTGATTGTGAGTATGAAACTGGAATTGATGCAATATTATAAGGATACAAACCGATAAAAGTATATTCCAATTCTCTCTTATAATCACGATCAAATTTAATAATACGAGTGCGATTTGATTTGTAATATTCCGGATACTGCATTCTAGTAAAATATCCTTGATCAACATTATTATTGATTGGATTTAATTGACTATCAATTGGATTAGTAGATCCACTTGCGATGAATTCCATCCAATGTTCAAGAAACTTCAAGGTTTTATAATTTTTATCGACATAAAATTCTAGACTAATATCTTGATAGACTCTACGATGAGCAAAATTTTCTGTGATTCCAATATAGTTTCCAGAAACTTCTGCTACTGAAAGTTGTGTTGTTGGAAGAGCAGCATTATTACATAAAAGTCCAACATCTTCTGCAATGAATCGACGATCAATTCCTTTTCTACTTAGATAAGATAATAATTGTGGAGGAAGACCACCAAACTTTACTTCATAATGAGAAGTTTGAGCAAGGTTAGTGAATAATGGTTTTATATCCGATATTCTACGGGGTCTAACTGCCACTCTAAATACCTTATATGAGTCTTATAGTATAAGTATTTAGATGTCATACAAAGGAAAATATAAACCATCATTTCCAGATAAGTATCGTGGAGATGTTACAAATATCATATATCGTTCTTTATGGGAAAGAAAATTTTGCACTTATTGCGATCTAAATGAAAATATAATTGAATGGCAATCTGAAGAAAAAGCGATTCCCTACCGTTCTCCAGTGGACGGGAAGATACATCGTTACTTTCCAGATTTTCTTATTAAAGTCAAAGAATCGAATGGGTCAATCAAAAAATATATGATTGAGATTAAACCATCAAAGCAAACGGTTCCTCCTATCAAACCTCAAAGACAAACGAAGAGATATATCAGTGAGGTTTATGAGTATGCTAAAAATCAATCAAAGTGGGAAGCAGCAAAAGAATGGTGTGCTGATCGTGGATATGAGTTCAAAATCATCACAGAACACGAACTAGGTATCAAGTAATGGCACTCACAGGATACGAAAAACCATTAGATCAATATAACCAAAAAGAATTAGTAGAAATTGCTAAAGAATATAATCCTTATTATCAGACAGCAAGTGGAAAGGGAAAACTTGCAGGATATGAAAGATTAACTAAGCAACAACTGATTAATATTATTAAAGTTGATATTGATTATATTGAAGCAAATCCAAAACTTCCTAGAAGAGTTAAAGGTCCCACTTATAGTAAAAGTAAATCAAAAAGTCTTACTGAGTTAAAAGAATCTTTATTAGGAGTAGAAACCCCCGATGAGCTCATGAATGAAATATTATCCAGACTTAGTGGAAGTGAAACACCTCTTCCACCTGCTCCTGGAAGATATTATACTTATGTTTATTATGCTAAAACTCCAAGAATTCTTTATGATCGATACCCATTAATTATTGTTGATAGTTTATTACCAAAAGGATTTAGAGGTTTTAATTTTCATCTTGGAAAATATAGACAATACAATACTCAAGATGGAGATCGATTAGTTAGCGGATTATATGAATTGAGCAGAGATGAATTTTCAATTTTACTAAGAATTCCCTACGGAAAAATAATTCAAAACTAACAATAAATAGTTAGAAAAAATAAATGGCAGATTACTTCCGATATCCGATTAAAAATATTGGAAATCAAGACGACTATTTTAAGATTCAGGTGATTGAATATAAAGCACCTGGTCTTAATTTAACGGGTGGTTTTGCATTAAGAACAACAGAAGAAGCATTAAATCAATCTGGAAATATCAAAAATTCTCTGGCAACAATTATACTTCCAATGCCAGCAAATATTCAAGACAATAATGCTGCAGATTGGACATCTGGAACTATGAATCCAGTTCAAGCAACTCTTGCTGCAGGTGGAAATAGTGCTATATTAAGTTCCAATCTTGTAGGATCGGTTGGGGAATCAATTACAAAAGCATTTGGAAATATTACTGAAGCCATAAAATCTGGAGAAGGTCAAAAAGCAACTGCAGCAGGTGCAGCAGGTGCAGCAATGGCGGCAGCATTAGGTCAAGGAGATATTAATTCAATTATTTCCAGAGCAACTGGACAAATTTTTAATCAAAACGTTGAACTACTATTTAATGGTGTAACTCTTCGCCCAGCATATCAATTTTCTTTTGATATGGTCCCAAGATCTCAAAAAGAGTCTGAAATGATTAAAAATATTATTAGAATATTCAAAAAGAATATGACTCCTCGAAAAGGGACACCAGACCAAAATGGTGGTGGTTTATTTGTTAAAGCACCAAATGTATTTAAGTTAGAATATATGAGTGGTGGAAAGCAGCATCCATTCTTACATCGTTTTAAACCATGTGCTTTAACACAAATAAGTATTAATTATAATGGTTCTTCACAATATGCAACATATGCTGATGCAACTCCTGTTCATATGCAAATGACGTTACAATTCCAAGAACTGTCTCCAATTTACAATGAAGATTACAAAGAAACCGATATTGGAGTTGGTTACTAATGTCTTATTTTAGAACACTACCAAACTTAGAATATCAATCATTCTTATCAGATAAGACTTCTGTTGATGAGTATTTAACTGTAAAAAACTTATTCCGTAGAGTCAAACTTCGTGATGACTTACAAAATGTTTTTACAGTTTTTGACAAATATCAAATCATTGATGGTGCTCGACCAGATACTATTGCGGAAGAACTTTATGGTAGTTCGCAATATGATTGGGTTATTTTAATTACTGCAGGAATTACTAGAGTTAGAGATCAATGGCCGCTGTCTGATGCACAAGTTTATGATTATGCAGAGTCAATTTATGGTGCAGATTTAAATTCAATTCATCATTATGAAACAACGGAAGTCAAAGATTCTGAAGATCGTTTAATTCTTCCAGCAGGTAAAGTTGTTGATGTTGACTTTACAATTCCAAAACCAGGAGATCCAACTGCATCTTTAAATCCAGTTGTTGGTATTTCAAACTATGAGTATGAAGTTCTAAAAAACAATGACAAAAGAACCATTTATGTTCTCAAACCAGTTTATTTGCAACAAGTTTTAAATGATGTAAGAAAGGAGATGACTTATGATCAATCATCTCAGTATGTTAATGATAAAGTAATTAGAACTGAGAACACAAGAGCGTCAAGTCCACAATAATTTTAATTTCTTATCAAAAACCATCACATATCGGTGTTTGCGGGAGCGTTCTTTCCATTCTCCTGCAGCACCTTTAACTTTGCCTCTAGAGTGTTTAGTTCCGTCTGCATAATAGAAATCTTTCTTTGGATCTGAAAGTCCGCAATATTTAAAATTACAAGCGCGATAGATTGTACCATTGTGGAAATCACTATCAGCGTAAGAGATGATTGCTTTAACTTCAGTATCCTTCCGTAACTGTCTAATCGATCTTGAAACAAACCAAGAAGTGATATTATGCTCGGTTCCTTGTGTTTCGGGGTGTATGCAAAGACGGGAAAGTTCAAAGAGTCCTTCTTGTTCATTCCGTTCTAATCCAAATGCTCCTTTTGCAATTTCAGGTACAGGAAGTCCAGTAAAGATACAGACTCCCTGAATACCACCAATATTCAACGGGCAAAAGTCATTGCCCTTATAAAGACCGTAGTTGTAACCTGACTTAAAGGATTTGGAAAAGTCCTTAAGATAATGAAACCGCAGAAGTAACTCTGCGGCTTCGGATTTACTTACACGGTCAATGTAGTAATCTGTTTTCAATCTTCGGCAAGACGGGCGAAATACGACAACGCATCATCATCGTCATCCTCCACAGGTGCCGCAGCACGGCGAGTAGGTTGAAGATTGTTGAGTTCACTGCGAAGATCTTCATCAAGGTCTTTCACAGGACCACGAGTATTATCCTCATCAAACTCTTCAGGGTCCTGATAGCGAGGAGTGCCTTTGGTGCCAAGCACATAGTCCAGACGCTTCTTCAAATTATCATAAGACTTGAA